GCTTAAACCTGAGTGGAATGTAAACTTGTTACAGGATAATTTAGGTATTGAGGAACATATAACTGCACATCATCCGTGGGGTGATGTTGATATGTTGGACTTGATTTATAAGTATTTGGAAAACGATTTTTCGAAGTACGATAAGTCCCAGGGTGAGTTTGTGTTCAAATTGGAGGCGTTTGTGTTCGGTCAGTTAGGTATGGTCGAAGATTTGCTGTCACGTTGGTATGTGGGACATGAGCGATGCACTATTCGTGCTATGGGTTTAGGTTTAGTGTTGTGTTTGGACTGGCAGCGTAAGTCGGGGGATGCGTCCACATCGCTTGGCAATGGTATTACCAATGTTGTAAGCGTGTGTTATGCGTACCGCGGCACCAACGTTGTTTGGATGGAGGTTATTGGTGACGATTCGCTGGCTTGCGTCACCAAGGTGGCAGCCACCAGTCGTTCTGTCGAATTGCTGGGTCAAATTTTTAATTTAACCGCTAAATTTTATGTGACGGATGCTCCGTATTTCGCTTCTAATTTTGTTCTAATGGATTACGAGAATCGTCGTGCCGTTATGGCACCAGATCCGATCAAGCGAGTCCAGAAGATGGCGGTCGCTGTTAATGCGGTAGATCCGAATTGGGACGATCGTGTTCGCAGTCATATGGAAACTTGCGAGGTTTACTTGCATCCGCGAATTCGCAAAATGTTGGAACAACCTGTTCACGAGCGGTATGACGTACCTAGTGATTTGCCATTGCAACCAATGTTTAATGCGATAGGTTATAGTGCTTTAAACGAGGCAAATGCACGCGGGATTTACGGTGCCGATCCTACGGTGTTGGTATATTAGTTTATTATCGTTAATGCGAATGCGGTTGCCACGATTGTGGTGCGTTGAAATTAAGGATGAAGATCCCATACTAGTCAGTTAAGACTATAAAACAGTCTGCAGGTCACTATAGCGTAAGCCCCTGTGCGAATTGTTAATTCATTACTATCATTATTTACCGAAATTAAG